CTTCAGCCTTTTTGACCTCGCCTAGATATTTAATATCGCTTTCATAGTCCTTGATACGTTGCCTGGAATGCTTGTTAATACTAGACTTACCCCTAGCAATGAACATAGCGGAAACACCTCCAGATATAGCAGCCACCATGATAAGTGCTGCTGATAAAACATCCATGCCATAAATTGTAATAAATTACTTAGATCTAAGCGTTACTAACCCCAATACATCCCCAAAACCCCCCCTCTAAGACCAACAAAAGCTGACAAAAACCCTTGATAATGGCGTGTTCTTATCCCTAGGTATAATACTAATGAATGCAATGGTCGGTGTAGTGGGGGAATTAGCGGCGGCTGTTGGGTACCAACAGATTATTTTATGATGCAACCCTGTTGGCTCGTAAAAAAAGATGTGTGTACTTTTATTCTAGTACGACGTATACCAAATTGCATTGTACCAAATGTACATAGGGGGTTTAGCTTTTAGGCGTGCAGCAATAAAGCCTGTAACTTCTTATCCAGTTAGCATGCTCGTTTTAGGCCAATTTCGAGCCTGTGAACTGGATAGCTCAATCCCCCATGTTTTACAAATGATCGTGGCTGCACGAGGGGGTGAATGAATGGACTGGATGCAAGCACCAACCAAAATAGCACAGCAAGCGGGCCGGAACGTGGGCGGAATTAAAGCAGCAAAAACAATTAGTCTTCCCATTTCGTATTGGGCCTTACTTGAGCAGATTAGATCGCATAAAGCTTTCAAAAATGGAAATGAAGCTATCTGCTATGTGATAATGGAAAAGGCAAAAGAGCTGGGTCTAGAAATAGGATGATTTTTGAACTATCAAAAACCAGGATTGGCCTACAATCCACAATAAAAGAAGTCAATGATGAATATGAAATTATCCCCCGCAAAAAATGCAAAAAGTGCAAGTGCTATTTGGCAAAAGGAGTAGTTAGTCTTTTGTGTCTTAAATGTTCGATAAAACAAAATGGAATTTCCTAAAAACTGTTTTAATCCTACATGCAAGTGTAAAAAACTGGAAATACAAAGAGAAGTAACCTTACGTTGTAAAAATTGTAACTGCGGTGTAAAAATCGAAGTTAAAAAAATTCCCTTACATGATTCGATGTATGAAAAAGACTTGTCTATTTCCCATTGTCAAAAATCGAAAGAATAAAACTCAAAAATTTCAGTACACCGAGCTGAAATTTCATCCATATTTTTTTTATTGTCAATTCATCCCAAAAACAGCAATGTAGGAACCTACTTCCATATTTTTTTGTGTGCTATTTGCATCTGTTACAGACATAACGGTAATTTGATCTGTTGTATTCGCCCATTTACCTAAAGTTAATTCATAATCTGGTACACTTGCTGAACCTGTGCCGCCAGTAGCTGCGCAACATTGCATTATAACATTTTTTTCTTCATCTTGTACGTTAGAAACCCACCCCTGGCATAAATTCCAATAACCACCAGTAGCCGTAGCTACTAAATATGGTATATCTTGCCTGCCTGTTAAAGTTGCAAAAGCGCCGAGATTCCCTGAATATCTGGAGGAATAATTTGTGCCTCTGTCCGCATTAAAAAAAAGTGCCTGGTTTGTGTTCGTTGTATTTGCTGCATATATTTGAAAATATAATGAATCTTTAGCAGTAAATGTGCCTGTTTGTAACGTTCCGGCCCCACCTGTTACCTGGGTAAAATCCAATAATTCTACACCCCCTGCAGCAGCAGGCGTGAACCATTCAGGCGCCGTAGCACCTGCATTCACTCGCATTTGATCCGATGCACTTCCAATTGCTAAACGTTGTAGATTGGATCCATCACTATAAACAACATCACCGGCCGTTAAACTGCCCTGCGTTATGCCGTCCATATTCAAAGCTCCACCATCTTGAGCTATCGAACCATCGTGAGTATGGGGTTTTAAAACATTAGAGCCACCACCAGAAAAGCCCATGATTACCCTCTATCTTGTGTAAATCTTCGCTGTTCTGTTGTATAATAAATTGGTGTAACTTGAGCCAAAATATCACAGGTTCCGGCTGCGCCTGCTGTTACTTGAATACTAACAATTGATTGATTGTTTATGTTTTGGTCTGCACCTGAACTTAAAGAAATAGCCGGCTGGCCATTAACACTAAATGAACTTGCATTCGTTCCGTCCTGGTTTTTAATTGCTGCTGAAATTGCAAAACTTCTGTATTGAGCTGGATAATGAATTGTTTGGGTTGTTCCTGCTGCTACAACGTCAGACACGTAAGTACTCTCTGCTGTTGTATCGGAAGGTTTTGTATTTACTAAATATCCTTGTATAACTTGTGGCATAATCTAAAACAAATTAGCATATTTTACTAAGAAACTGTACGCAGCGATACCACCACCCGTTGTAGTCTGTGCGCAATTATAGGCCACTTGTTTTCCACCCGCTGCAGCCCCCACTTCTATGGGTATCGGGCCTGGAACTACACGGCCTGCGCTGCCAGGATCCGAAGCTTCTGAGAAAATCGTAACACCACTTTGAAGACCATTAATTAATAATCTGTCTTCATATGTTTCACCACCTGTTGGTTGTGGATTTGAAACGGAATCTAAGATAACATTGCTTCGGTTCAGTTGTGTTATTGTTAGGCCTGTTACATCATCTGTAGCTAGAGCAAAAACGTTAAGCGCTGCACCAGTTGTCGTATAAGATCTCATTAGTGGAACTGCCATTTTATAGACTCTCCGTTAATGTGTTATCTAAACTGCGTGCGCCTGTGTGAGCTCCTAAAAGCATTGTAGCGCCTGCACCGACGACTGATTCGACACCGCCAATGCCATAAGCCAAAACACCTTCTACTGCTTTACCCATTGTAGAGCCTGCGAAACCAGGAGAAACTACACTAAGTAAAGTTGTACCTAAAGCGACAATTCCTGCGCCTGCGAGAACTTTGTTAATTGTTTTACCAGTTTTTAGTTTGAATGCCACAGTTAAATCTGGATCCAGTAGATCTTAAACCTTTCTAAATTCGAATTTAGAAACATTAAAGATCAAGTATTATAAGATAATATCATGGTTATTGGCAGGATTACAGGCTATTTAGCGCTGGGTCTTGTCGGTGCATTTCTTCTCAATGCCTTACTTAGACCAGGTTCAGCCGCCGGTACAGGCTCGGCTCTTCAAGCCACCGGCTCAGGCATCGCATCCATCGGTATGGGAATAGGGGAATCATTAAGATCCATAGGCTCAGGCTCAGCAAAATTGTTAGATCCCCTATTTTCATTAAAAGACCTAGTTTTTGATGCTACAATACCAGGCGCAGCAAATGTGTCTGCTACTGCACAAAATCAAGGTGATACTAACGTAGTAAGAGGAACCATAACTCCTACGTCACCAACTACTACATGGTCTGGTGGAACAACGAGTACCCAGCCAACTTCTAATCCAGTTTCAAGCGGTGGTTATGTTGGTGCTGTTGGCGTGAGGTCATATCTACAATGAGAAAAGGCAGCAAAGAGGCTAAAGCATGGGGCCGTAAGATGCAACGACTTAGAAAAAAACCTAAAACTAAACGAAGAAAAACTAGAAAAAGAAAAAGAAGTACCAGGAAGTACGGTGTAAGGAAAACAGCCCGAAGGGCATATGTTGGCCTAAAAAGGCGTAAAACTAGGCGTAAAAAGTCAGAAAGTGCGTGGAATTTCTAATGCCATTATCTTCTTCAGAAATTGTAAAAAGACGTAAGAAAAAAAGAAAAATTTATCGTGGAATAGATGATAAGTGGCACTGGAATTTCTAGTATATAACTAACGGTTTTGTAAACAAAACCGATTTTAAACCCAAATGTATTTTTCACCTTTACACTTAGGGCAATCTATAGTAGTATTGTAAACTGAATCAATTTTATTTCCATAATGGGTACTATCTACAGTCCTTACTATGCCATGAGGAATCCCAGTTATGGTATCTGCACAGCAATCACAAGGTGTTAGCTGTTTCATCTTGAGCTCCAGGTTGGGCCTGTTTATCACTGGTTGTGTTAGCGGATTTGATTTTTTCATAAACTCTCTCTATTATGGCTGGATCCTTCTTAACTGCTTCTTCTACCTGTGGAACCAGGAGAGATGCAGCCTTTCTATACTTGGCTGGCACCAACTGCATGATAACATCACCTATTCCGGATGCGTTTTGCATGTCTGCGTCTGTGATATTAGGGCCTTGTTTCATTCTGTTAATTGTTCCTTTAAGTCGTAAAATCTCATCTCTATAGTCTTTAGCTTCAGCCTTTTTGACCTCGCCTAGATATTTAATATCGCTTTCATAGTCCTTGATACGTTGCCTGGAATGCTTGTTAATACTAGACTTACCCCTAGCAATGAACATAGCGGAAACACCT